GCCGCCGCAACAAAACGAACCGGCAAGGTCCTGAATGATGACCGGGCTGATTGGCGTGAGGCCTGGGCGCTCTTCCCAGGCGATGTGGCCTATGTCTGGCACGGCGCATTGCATGCGACGACAGTTGCCGAGAGCCTTGAGACCTCTGGTTTCAATATCCGGTCCCAGATCATCTGGGCCAAGGATCGCCTCGTGCTGAGCCGCGGTGATTATCATTGGCAGCACGAACCGTGCCTTTATGCGGTGAAGAAAACCGGCAAAGGCCACTGGGCGGGCGACCGCAAACAAACGACGCTATGGCAGATCGCGAACAAGGATCAGGATGCTGAAACCGTGCACGGGACGCAGAAACCCGTCGAATGTATGCGCCGTCCGATCCTGAACAATTCCAGTCCGGGCCAAGCTGTCTACGAGCCTTTTATGGGCTCGGGCACGACGCTAATCGCGGCGGAAACCACGGGGCGGGTCTGCTACGGGGTCGAGCTTAATCCGGCGTATGTCGATGTGGCTGTTCAGCGGTGGCAGCAGTTCACTGGCAAGCACGCTGTTCTTGAAGGCGCCGGGACCAGTTTCGATGATCTGCGTTCAGAGCGGGGTAGCCAATGAGGCAATCCCGTCTGATGTCATTTTGTGAAGCGATTGCGAATGTCACGGTTGGCTACGGCGTCGCTGTGCTGACGCAGATCCTGATCTTCCCGATGTTTGGGCTGCACACGACGCTGGCCCAGAACTTGCAAATGGGGGCGGTCTTTACCGTCGTCAGCATCGTGCGGTCCTATGTCCTGCGGCGGGTGTTCGAGGCCATTCGGGTCCGAACGACAAAGCCGCCGCTCAAGATGAGCGACGGCTCTGTTCGCGCAAGACTCGCATACCGCCGTGACTTCGACAGTGCAGAGGCGCGGGATCAGTCTTCGATACGATAGACGCGTCCACGCTCCTCCACCTTTTCCGAGTTGATAGCGCGGCCAAGCTTTTTTTTGAGCGCGCCAGACATGGCGCCGCGCACCGTATGTGATTGCCACTCGGTGGCATTGGCGATCTCTTCGATGGTCGCGCCTTCGGGCCGACGTAGGAGGTCAATCATGATCTGCTGCTTGGTCTGGCGCGGGGCTGCAACGGTTGTTTTGGATATGGATTTCTGAGCCATAAGTGTCTCCAGTATTTGAGGATCGCGACATGCGTCCTTCTCCCGAGACAGGCCCCGCGAGCGCGGGGCATATCTTGAGGTCTGTGCAGTTCAGACCAGACCGATGTCTTTCAGACAGGCGGCTGCATCAAGCAGTTGATTGGTGGGCACCTCGATGGTGATCGTCATTCTGTCGGCATAGGCGCGAACATAAACGCCACCGTCGTCCATCATGGCGCATTCGATCTCGTCAAGGACTGTGGTGAGGCGGCTGCGATCGAATTGATCGGGCAGTTTACGAATTGCGATACGAATTGTGCAGGTTTCCATGGCGCTTACTCCGCGTGCTCGCCTTCACTGAAGGCACTGTCGGTGATGCGCTTCAGCAAGCTGGCGTAATGCTCAAGGGTGCCAACATGGCCCCAGTTGATTTCGTCTGGGTGGCAGTTGAAGTGCTCGTCGCTGAGGCTCTGAAGCCGGGCGAGCATGTCGTCGATCTCGGCTTTCTTGCCCATGAAGGCCTTGATCGCAGCTTCGCGGTTCCGCGCGGCCTTTTCGGCGCGCAGTTGGTGGCGAGGCGTGGTGATCGGGTTCAATCGGGTCATCGTGGCGGCTCCTTGGTTTTGCGCGACCGCTGCGCTGCTTGATCGCGGTGGTGAGTTGCATCGTCTTCGTGAGACCACGTTCGCTCTACTTCGGAGGCTTATCAACGACATAAGCACATGATTTTGAATGATAATCGGAGCGCGCAATGGAGGGTTTGAGCGAACGCCAATACGCCACCCGCGTCGGTCTTTCACGCGGTGCAATCCAGAAGGCCAAGGCGACAGGACGGCTGGTGTTGCATGACGATGGCAGCATCGATGCGGTTGCAAGCGATGCCTTGCGTGCTGAGGCAACCGACCCATCCAAAACCCGCAAGAAGCCGCAGCCAAGACGCAAGCCTGTGCCGGAGGCTGCGGTGTCGGCAGTCGGTGACACTCTGAAGGAACAGGGGCTTGAGGCTCCGGCAAATAGTGGTGGCACCACCTTTTTGCAGGCCAAGACGGCGAATGAGGTGCTGAAAGCGCAGGAACGTCGTCTGCGGCTGCAAAAGCTGAAAGGCGAGTTGATCGACCGGGCCCGCGCGCTGTCGCTGGTGTTTCGTTTGGCGAGGCAGGAGCGCGATGTCTGGGTCAACTGGCCCGCGCGGGCGGCCGCGTTGATGGCGGCCGATTTGGGCGTTGAGCCCGCCGCATTGCAGAAAGTTTTGGAAAAACATGTCCGTGCTCAGCTCGACGATCTTGCCGAGGTCAAACCTGATCTCCGATGATGCGGACGATATGCCGGATTTCGATGGCGCGGCAGAAATCCTGCGTGCCTGGGGCGCGGGTCTCACGCCGGATGCGGACCTGACCGTGTCGCAATGGGCGGACCGACATCGGATGCTTTCGGGCCGCGCGTCGGCGGAACCTGGTCGGTATCGCACAGCGCGCACGCCCTATATGGCCGAGATCATGGACAGGCTTTCGCCTGGCGACCGGGCACAGCGGATCGTGTTCATGAAGGCGGCGCAGGTTGGCGCGACGGAAGCGGGCAACAACTGGATCGGCTTTGCGATCCATCAGGCGCCGGGGCCGATGCTCGCGGTCCAGCCGACCGTGGAACTGGCTAAGCGGAACTCAAGGCAACGGATAGATCCGCTGATTGATGAGAGCCCGGAGCTCCGCGAGAGGGTCAAGCCGGCGCGATCTCGTGACGCGGGCAATACGATGCTGTCCAAGGAATTCGCGGGCGGTATCCTGATCATGACCGGGGCAAACTCGGCCGTAGGGCTGCGCTCGACCCCGGCGCGCTACATTTTTCTCGACGAGGTCGATGCCTATCCGGCGTCCGCCGACGATGAGGGTGATCCGGTTACGCTGGCGGAAGCGCGTTCGCTGACCTTCGCCCACCGGCGCAAGGTGTTCTTGGTCTCAACCCCGACGATACGGGGGATGAGCCGGATTGAACGGGACTATGAGGCCAGTGATCAGCGCCGGTTTTTTGTCCCATGCCCGCATTGTGGCGCGATGCAGTGGCTCAAATTTGAACGGCTGCGCTGGCAGAAGGGGCAGCCGGAAACAGTGGAATATCACTGCGAGGGCTGCGAGGCGTCTATCGCGGAGCATCACAAGACGGCGATGCTGGAGGCTGGCGAATGGCGGGCAACCGCCACGGCGGCGGATCCAAATACCGTCGGCTATCACCTCTCGGCGCTCTATTCGCCCATCGGCTGGCTGAGCTGGGAACGGATTGTGCGGGCCTGGGACGCGGCTCAAGGGTCGGATGAGGCGATCAAGGCGTTTCGCAACACGATCCTTGGCGAAACGTGGGTCGAAACTGGCGAAGCGCCGGACTGGCAGCGTTTGGCGGACCAGCGCGAGACTTTGGAAGGAAGCATTGTTCCAGAGCGGGGCTTGTTCCTGACTGCCGGGGCGGACGTCCAAAAGGATCGGATCGAGGTCGATGTCTGGGCATGGGGCCGCGGGCTCGAAAGCTGGCTCGTCGATCACATTGTTATCGAAGGTGGGCCCAGCGACACTGCATGCTGGCAGCAGTTGACCAATTTGCTCGGCCAGACATGGGAGCATGCCTCCGGTAATCCGATGACCTTGGCCCGCCTCGCCATCGACACCGGCTACGAGACCAGCGCGGTATATGCTTGGTCGCGACAAGTCGGCTTCGCGCAGGTGGCCCCGGTCAAAGGCGTCGAAGGCTTCAATCGCGCGAGCCCGGTCACCGGCCCGACGTATGTGGACGCGACCGTCGCGGGCAAACGGCTACGGCGCGGAGCGCGGCTCTGGACCGTCGCCACCTCTACCTTCAAGACTGAAACCTATCGCTATTTGCGGCAGGACCGACCGACTAGGGAGGACATCGAGGCTGGGCATCCTTGCCCGCCTGGAACCATCCATCTACCAAAATGGGT